CAGAGTTTCTGAGTAGTAGTTTTTCGTCATTCGCTAGACGTCTAGATATCAACTTCTAGATATTGTCCTACAGCGACTCTTCTGTAGATTTTTAAAGGAATTGGTTTTCGGTTCATGTGGTACACTCGGTTGTCTAATTCTGGTTTCTGTCCGCAGTACTTTGTGTAGTAATACTCCCATTCCTGTTTCATGTGAGCCCTAATGTATGGGTGATCTAACTCGGTAATTTCATCAAGATTGTCCAAATATTTCTCAATTTCTTTCTGTTCGTCTATGCTGATTCCATATAGCTCTTGAACTAACTGTCTTGTCTTGATGCCCACCTCAACATTGATTATTGGATGTCTTAACGCTTCTATGAGTTGTTCTTTCTCATACATGTTCTTCCATTTTTGAATCATTGGACGAACATCATAGCTCCGCGTCATTTTCAAACCATATCGCGCTAGTGCCGACAAAATCGGACACCCTGGGTATTGATATGCGAGCGACAATGACGTACACCTAAGTAACGCCATCTTCGTTTTCTCGCTTGATTTTACGTGTAGCATTTTGGTCCATCCAAATCCGCAAAGGGCGGATCTGGGATCCGTGACATTTCGCCGTTCATATTCGTCGAACACCAACCCGCAGAATGAGGCTCGCGCCACACTATCCATAGATTCTAGCTTGATTATCAATCCAAGCTTGGTGAACAACTCGGTGGTAAGAACGGCATCATGCGGGTTAGAGAGCGAATCATCACCCTCAACCACAGCATCAATGTCTTTTGCTCCAAGTTTCTCTGCTACAAATAACAATACCATTAGGTTTGTGAATCCATTACCCAATGAAGTGTTCATTTCCCCACTCATTCGCGTTGCCTCAACATAAGTCGTAAAGTGCTTGGCCGTGCAACGATTCTCTGCCTTTATGGCGCCGGTGAACAACCCCAAAAATTGCTCACCGTCGGGAAGATGCTGAACCATGTGTCTATACAGGACCTCCTCACAATTGGTCATGAGGTTCTCCACAAATAGCGCTTCAAATGATGAGTAGTCGGTAGGATAATATTTGGATCCTATCAATTGGAGCATATCAAGAATATATTCGGGCCTCTGAGCCACAGGAATTTTCTTGATAAAATACTTCAATTTAAAGACTTCTTTCTCAATCAATTTGAAAATGGGTCCGACTGCGCACTTGAACTCGTCGGATCGGGAATTGATTTGGCGGGCGTATTTGAATTCTTCATAGGTCTCGTCTTTCACAAACTGTTTGACGACGGCGAATTTCTTCAACAATAGAGACTTATCTCTAACCCTGTCCCATTTGGCTATCAACTCCATCTTCCTTTTGTTAGAATATGGTACTTTCTCCAGCCACGCTCTAACAGACGTGTCTGAGTCCGGGGCAAGAGGGACAAAGTGTTTGCGACAAAATTTGTCAACAAACTCCCTCAGTTCGCCTATCAGTACAGGATCAGCATCTGGCGGTTTGGATGCTACCCTCTTGGAAACGCCTGCTAAACACGTCACTAGATCAGATGGGTCAACATGTGGGAGGGCTGCACCACGGACATGGCAACCTAGGCTCACCGACACATCAGGTCTATCTAGTGGTGGCACGGTGGTCGCATCGGGGTTGATAACACAGAAAACGTCCTGCTTGACAGGTTTGAGGGTATCTTGAACCACCTCTCCGTATCTGTATCCCTTTGCGAACACCGGCCCGCTGTTTAACAGGCGCGCGGAAAACGCTGATTTCTGCACTTCCATTGATTCTCCCTCCATATTGCAAGGGCAACCAATGCGGTATTGGAGTAAATTTGGTGATTTCCTGTGCGCCTATCACGCAAATCCTCAACTGTTGTATAAACAGCCAAATTTTTATCCAATGGAACCGTATGCAGAGTCTTCAGCGCTCCCCTAATTCTGGTCCAAACCTCCGTCTCGCTGGCTCCGATATCAACTATGTTTAGCGTAAGCGTTTGTTTTAATGCTTCCATGCTCACAACCATATCAAGCCCTCTAGGTTTTAGGACCATGTCCAGGAAATACTTCCACCCAGTGTGGTTGGCATTGTCCAGTTCCCAGCTTGGATGCGCCCTTTCGACCGCAAGCC